CGCAGCAAATGTTTGCGCCATAACAACTTGACCCGTGTTCTTAATGTTAGAACCCAGCGTTGTACCGGTAGTGTTTGAGATTGTGCCAGCTTTAATTGGCCCAGAAAAAGTGGTGGTAGCCATTTTATAGTACCCCTTGCATAAGGTTTTGCTTTGCAGTCTATGCAACGTCAGGTGGGCAGGGGCCTGTCTACAAAGCTAATATGTTATACCCTAAAAAAAGTATAAAACAAAAAGTAACAAAAAGAAAGGGGCCTCTTTCGAAGCCCCTCCCTACAAGACAGAATGAGGTTCTGTTCTTATGCTGCGCCGGGTGTACCGTACACGCTACGCCAATCGGATACACCGAAAGAATAACGCTCACGCGCTTTAAAGCGCATGTTGCCCGTATCAAAATCCCCTTCCATTGCCGTTTTAATTGGCGAACGGTTGAAGTATTTGAAGCCGTTAGGCGCATCAGTTTTGATGAAGAATGCGTCTGAGTCTGTCAGGAAGTGGTTAACCACGGCTCCGTCTGGAATCATACCCATGTTTTTCATCGCATTGTTGTCGTTGTCGGCAGTGCCGGAACGTAGATTGGAGTTAAGTACCCGCTCTGCAATAAATTGCAGTTCTTTCGGGATAATCAACTTCATACCACGAACAGCGATCTTTAGACCACGTTCATCAGTCAAACCAGCAATGTCGATCAACATCTGTTCCAACGAAGTCTCGTTGAGGTCGGCAGCAACTGCCAAGACGTTAGTCTGGTTACCAGAAAGTGATGGGTGGGCCGCTGAACAAAGTGCTGCACCGTCGCCAATCGCAGAAGCACCAGCCGTGAACGCGTTGTTCAGGATAGAAGCTGCCTTGATTTGCTTTGTCTGAGCCATAGAACGGGCCAGAGCTTTAGTGTAGCGAGATGCCAGACGATCATAAAGGTTATCTTCGATAGCCTCCTCAGTGATCGAAAACGCCAACGCAATGGTTTCGTGAGTGTAACGAGCGGTATATGTTTCCTGCGCATCGTCATAAGTGAGGGCACCGCCCTCGCTTTTAACAGGTGCTGTGGAAAAACCACCGAGCATAACTTCCTCTTCGAATGCTCTGTCAGAACTTTCTTCTTCGAAGATTTCACCATGCTCGTTTTCGTAACGATTGTATTCAAGGCCGAACAAGGCATTAAGGCCGGGTTCTAGCTCTTTCGCTAATTGTGCGCGAGAAATAGCCATTAATTAATCCCTCCTTATAAGCCCGTTGATGTCGCAGTAGTCTGCGAATCAAAACGGCTGGTTGGTGCATTATAATGAGCGTTCAAGCGGACGATTAACGGGATACCAGCGGCGGCATAGTCACTGTTTCCTGCGTCATCCATAATGCCCACAATACGCAACGGCAAAGTAGCTGTCACGGCAATTGTGGAAACGCCCAAAGCGGAATTGGAACTACCAGTGTCGGTAGAACCGGTGCGGGCAGATGTACCCAACGACGCGTTTGCAAATACATGCGCGAGAGCCGTTGCACGGTCAGTCAAAGTCGCGTCAGACGCTACTTTAAACAACTGATTTGGGTTGTCTGCTACAAACGCCTTTACAGGGTGGTTTGTATCAACGCTTACTGAACCGGAACCGGGCCAGTAATTAATGAAGACTGGTTTCTTTGAAACTGAGTCAACGTATTCTACGCCCATCAGGACACCTAACGCTTGCGTAGTACCACCATTAGTAGCACCGGCTTGGTCAATAACACCAGCGGCCGTAGGGACGCAGATAGAATATTGAAAAATAGCATTAGTGTTGTTGGAAGCGATTTCATACTGGGTTACACCAGTAGTATTAGCCGCAGCGCCAACTAGCCCGATAGGACGAAGACCATAGGCAGTATTAGAATTTGCCATAAGATTTCACTCCTATTGAGGTAGCCCTATTTCTTGGGGCCACCGAAGGTTACACGAGATTGACGATCAGGTTTACTGATTGTCATGGTTGAATGTGCATTCTCACGCATCATATCGTGATCCACAGCTTGCATTTGATCCATATTTCGCTTGTTGAAATAATCAGTTCGTTCTGCAATTGTTTCTTCCGGAATCCGAGCGAGAAGCAATCCGCCAACTCCAAACACACCTTCATGTTTACCTGATTCAACAACGGGGGATTCAAAGTCAGGGTATTCATCCTTACGAACAAGTTCCCAACCTTCCCTCATTTTAGCACTGATGTTTTTCGTATCATCAAAGCCACGCGTTTCGGCGCGTATCCAACGATGCTTAAAGCCATCAGGGGCAGGTGGTGCGTCTAGCATAGACGGTGGGGCCCACGGCTTACGAACAGCCTGTTTGTCCCGGGTTTGGTTAGCGCGAGAAGTACGGTTAATTGCCGAACCACCGTTTTGGTTGTTTTGGTCAGTCATTTTTCTTACTCCTTCACGTATTTCGCATATTCTTCTAGCGGCACACCCAGTTTTTTCGCTATTGCGACTTGGCTCGGGGTGAGACGAACCTTTCTCCCAGTGCGCCCAGATGGTGTTCTTGATGCGCCAACAACCGTCTGAGCGGGCCGTTTGTTCGCGGTATTTCCGGCATTTACGAACTTGCTCGAAATGCGCCGGTCAAGTTCATTATAGTAGTCATCGCTCGTCGGGTCAAACCCTTCATCTTCAACGAGCTTTTTATGTATTCCAAACGCCGCGTAAGTCATGGCCTCATCTTGGCCAAACCAACTGTTTTTCATGGCCCAAGTCTCTGCTTTAGGGTCCGGGCGTTTAGGTGCTTGGGCGGGCATTGGCTGACGCGCTTGGTGCTGCGCAGCGGCCTGTTGTTGCTGTTGCGCACGATCTTGTTGCGCTTTAGCCTGATTTGCACGATCTTGTTGGATGGCTAACTTTGTCAGGTTTCGTTGAGCCTCAACAAGTGCCTTGCTGTCACCAATCTCACTTGCACGTGCAAGTTCATTTTCCGCTTGCTGCATTTGAGTGTTAACGCGGTTAGTGTACTCGTTAACATAATTTGTGTCCAAGCTGGACATTCGTTGTTTCAACGTTTGAGCTTCGGTTTGAACAGCTTGAGCGTACTTTATTGCTTCCTGTTCTCTGCGCTCTGCTTCACGCATTTTTTTGGTTAAACGGTCAATCCGTTTTTGAGTAGAAGTTTCAGCCTTTGTAAACTGGTCCTCGGAACCGCTGTCATCCGACGCAGCCACCTCCTCCTGTTCAACTTCAACTTCCGTTTCTTGGTTATCACCAACGTCTAACTCGACTTGGTTCTCTTGATTATCAGCCATATCTTACCTCGTTTACAAATGCTGGATGTCTTCAGGGTCCAAAATAGTCGCTAGTACCTCGTCGTCATTGAGAATACGGACTTCTCCCCCATCGATCTGAAGGCGCGAACCAGCATAACGGGCAAATAATACCCACTGCTTTTCCGCGCACCACGGGCCGTCAGGAAATTTATCCCGGTCTTTGTAAGCAAGCGGACCGACTTTTAGGACGTAACCGACCTGCGTGGATATCTGGCTTTTCTCTTGAACTTCGCTGGGAATAAAAATACCCCCGGCAGTCTTCGCCTTGCCTTGATACGGCAAGATGAGAATACGCCATCCAGTAGGAGCGGGCATTCTTTCCAGAAGACTAGCATCTAGCGCCTCTGGGTTTAAACGGGGTTTTTCGACGTAAGCGTCTGCAAGGTTAGGCTTTTCAGCGCCCTTGTTCGTTTGTGCAATCGCAGCCACACCCTTGGCAGCGGCGGACAAATCAATTTTTGTTGACTGTTCAGTCATTGGATCGCTCCTGTTTATCTAGCAGGCCCTTGAGTTCCTGTTCCACGTGATTTAGGCAATCCATATTGCCCATAAGCTCACGATATTGCTCCATTGATTTGACATTTCCGTAGATCATCAAATCCGTAACCCCTTGCCGTCTTTCTCTCAAGATACGAAAGACCGCCTCGGCCACATAAATCTCATCCATTCCCACCTCGCATATTATCGAACATTGTTCGATATAATCCTAGCACAACTTATATGAGATATGCTAGGACTATCTGTAAACTTATGCGACTTACTAGGCGGTTGCCAACCACTTGTATATTTTATTGGTTTCTTTAATACGATGATCCAGCCCGGTGTAACCTCCATTTATTTTACGAGTAAGACGTTTGATTGTATCATCATTCACCCCCTCATCACATATTTTCCAAAGTTTGTTCGAGTCAAAAAACCAAATTGCCGTCTCAAAAGCGTAATCTTCTTCTAAAAGAGAAGGGTCTTGAATGACTTCGGGCTTGCCCATATCCGCAGCAAAAGCTTTTACATTATTATAGCCGGTCAATTGTAAAAATCCGCGGCCTATGTATAAACCCGCTTTTTCCTTGGAATCATTGCCCATCCTACCAAAATACACGTTTTCAGCCAGTGCTTTTGGGTTGCGAGAATAAGGCTTGGCACTCTCTTCCGTCGGAAAACGGCTAGGCCAAACCTTCATCATAGCCTCCACACTGTAGTTCAAGTTTTCCTTTGTGTACTTAAACGTACCACTTTCATGCACAACTTGACCCAAAAGATGCGCTCCGCGCTCCGGGCTCATTTCATAGTGCGATACTATTCCTCGGGCTGTATTTGGACCGAACGAACCGTCCGCCGTACACCCGCATTTTTCTTGTAGTATTTTCAGCGCATTACTCATTTGATTTTCGCTTTCATATTATCTGCCGCCCACCATACCATTATGGTCCCGAGTTATATACTTTAAGTCATTCTCTATTAAAGCCACACGTTGCTTGATGCTGTTGATAGCGCCAATGGTCGTCATCAGTCCTGCAAGCTCATCCCACAGGTCATCAATCTCCTCAAAAGCGTGATTTAGCTCAGAAGCGTTGGCTTCCACATCTCGCTTTAGATTGATGTTGTCTTCGATAGCCATACGAGAACCTAACTGACTTACAGTCTCCTCTAACCCAGATATTGTTGATGCCTGTTGAGAAACCCACCAGACACCGCCTGCCAACTGAACCGCCATTGCCGCGACTAAAGCTATCGGTAATTTAACATTTTCCATTATTTCCTCTTAAACATCGCGGTTGCCCCGCGCACACCAAAACTCGCTGAAATTGCGATACCTAAACTATAAAAATACCAATCGGGCGCTTTGGAAAGTTGCTCAAATCCTTTATCAACCCAACCTTCTGTGCCCGGAATAAACGCTAAAACAAGGGGAATTGACAGGACAATTACGAACCATTCGTCTTTCCAGCTTGATTTAGAACCCTCTGCCATTATGCGCTCCCAATCGGCAACGCTTGTTTTTTCGGACAACAATATCTGGGCTTTTGCTTTTGCCTCTGTGAGCTTCAACTCTGCGGATGCTGCGTTCTTGTCAGCTTTACCTTGTAACCAAGACCCTGCGAGGTTTGCTACTGGACCTATAAGTGACTGCAACATTACTTAGACTCCTTACCCATCCATATGCCGAACGATCCTGTGAAGGCTCCAGTTACGACTGATATTAGACCCGCCTGTGATACCGATAGGTCAGGTTGAGATAATGCCCATTCTAGGCACCGTATATACATAATGGTTGTCACCAACATCATAAGACGCGGTAGGACTTTCCACTCATCAAGTTTTGTCGCCATCACGTTTTCCTTTCTCCAGCCATGCCTTTGCTATACCGCTGTGATGCGTTATTATAACAATTTTTCCAGCTTTGTCACATACGACGTATTTTCCTAGTCTGTTCTTGTATAAAATCACCCATTCGCCAACCGATCTACACCCCAGATCATTACGGCAGTTCCACCAACAAAAATTAAAACGCCTAAAGACAAAGAAATACCCCAGAACAATCTGTCTCTAGCCGCAGCTTGGGCTTCTAATGCTTCTTTCTGACGTTTTCTAGCTTCGGCCTGCTCCCGCACAACCAATTCCCACATGCCCGGTGGACCATATAAGCGGCAATGACTGCGAAGAGTTTCCATTGCCTCCTTGTGCGCCATTTTAGCCTGCGCTATAGCAAACCCCTCTTCCTCTGAAGAAGTCAAACGACCCAACGGCCCTTTGTGTTTGCCCGATTCCGCAACAGCTATGTCAGCTTCTAGCTTTGCTAATTTTCCGAAATGCGGCATAAGACTGTTTACGTCTCTGCCCGCCTGAACAGCGGAGCTAATGCTCCCTGCTATCTTGGTAACCGCCCCCGCAAGAGCTAAAACTTCGATCATGTCAGCCACTCCGATAACTCGGAGTTAATTTAACATAAAGTTAAATACAAGACCAGATAACTTAGTTAAAAGTTAAGCGAGGGGCTAGTAGCCCATAAAGCTTTTGCCTTTTATCGCAGCACCACAACCGCGGGTCATCATTTTACGCGGTGTATTGGCGAAATCGGTCAAACCACCCGCTACAGGAGCCGGGGCTGTTTTTCCGTAAGGAATGCGGCCTTGTCCTTTAATGTCGGCGTAACCGACAGCTTTGGGTGGATTGCTTGGCGCAGAGCCGTTAACTTTAATTTTACGATCTTTCATGATTTAACTCCTTCTAAAGACACTTGAACGGGGACCGGATTCGGTCAGATACGAGACAGGCTCGTCTATTAATGAACGAATGCCCTCGTTCTGCGGGGGAGGCGTGTAGGGGGTAAACGGTTGCATAGTAGTACCGGCTTGCTGTCCCGCTTGGCTATACGCTCCATACGTCCGGCCTTGAGAACCCCCTTGGGGCAAGGCAGGCGCTACCGGTAACGGAGAAAACTCCGGACCAACGACAGAAGGCGGGTTATACATATCCAGAAAAGACCCCGCATCGGGCATAGCGGGCGGCGTATACCCCGTGTCAGGAGGTGGCGCAATAACAGGATTTTCGGGGGGAGGAAAAGGCAAGCCGCCATCCTCTTCGCCCATGGCCATAGTTGTTAACTCGCCACCGGGCTCTTTCGGAAGAGGTAAACCTCCCTCTTCTTCGCCCATAGCCATGGTGGTAAACGTATCCGGTTCTAAACCTAAAAAGGGATTTGGCGGCCGCGGCATGTCTGGTTCGATCAAACCCCCACCATCTTCTTCGCCCATAGCCATGGTGGTAGCCATTCCGGGAGGCGGGAAACCGTCCATACCTTCTTCTTCGCCAACCATTCGAGTCGTGGCGACCCCATCGGGCCGAGGCGGAGCCATATCGTCGTTTTCACCCATAGCCGCAGTCATGAGTTGGCCTTCAGGGTTTCTAACTAGATCACCGGACAACTCCCCTACCGGAATGCCAGTCATCTGGGCAAACTCTTTTTCAGACAGGTTGTTCATCGTTCCGCGACCAGAGCCCTTAAAATCGCCTTCTTTCTTACCAACCGCATTATCATACGTGACAAAAGTGTACCGACCATTGGCCTGTTTTATAACATCGCCTTTAAGACCCGTAATCATACTGTTATCAACACCGCCTAAATTAAAACCCGCGGGAGGGGCTTCTACATCACCACCCTCGGCATACTTACGCGGATAAGCGTAATTTAAACTTTTGTTCATCATTGCGCTTGCCCCCGCTGTTTAAGTATCTCACGCTCCATGGCCGATTGAATACGAGCCGCGGTTTGTTCTTCCTGAGACTGCAACCGTTGCTGGAATTGCTGACCACGCATTTGCTGGTTCTGTGCGTCCAACTCCAGCTTGGCCTGATCGATCTGCGTATCCGCCTGATCTGCCGCCGCTTTCTGTTGCAACTCTTGCTCTTTAAGCTGAACCAGTGGATCAGGAGCGCCCGCACCCGATAGCTGACCAGACAAGTCTTTAAGCTGTTGCAACCCTTCCGCAATAAACTGAGCCGTCATTTGCTCAACCTGAAGCATTTGCTCCTCGTTCGCAGGCTGACCACCCTGTTGCTGAACTTGCTGCAAATACGCAACTGCCGCTTGCTCGCGGGCCGCGATCTGTACATGCTCCATAACGTGCTTCTGAACAGCAATCGCTACCGGAGGCATACCGCCCACAATCGGAGAAGTCCCAAACAACAAGTGAGCCGTGATGTGCGCCTGATGGTTCTGACCCTCAAAGGCCTTCAACGGCAACATGTCTAACGCATTAATATTCTCTTGCGCCGGATCAACAGGCTCATCCGTATCCGCAGGCACAGACTTCAACAACCGGTCCGTATCCGTCACACCCAAAGCGTCATACATATCGCTAAACACTTCGTGCATATTATGAATTTCGGGAGCCTGAGACGCTAACTGCAACTTAGTCTGCGCCAACATAATGCGCTGCGACTGACTAAATACATTCGGATTGCTGACAGGTATAACGTCCACCCGACCATCAAAGTCCTCACGCATAATTGTTTCGTCGCCGCCCGGCACAGAGTAAGGATATTCTTGAGGCAAGCTTTCAGACATGACACGCGCCAAAATCCTAAATTCTTGACGCATCGCATAATGCAAACGCTTATGTACAGCACTCATGACACGCGAGCCTTGCTCCATCATCGCCATGGTTGTGCCAACAGCCGCTTGCTGATTGCCATCCCCAACCTTCAAATCAGTTATCGTTGCGAAACGCTGACCCGCTTGAACCACAAAACCCAACAACTGAAACAGCGTCTGGTCCGGACCCTTGAAAGGCAACGGCATTAGGCTGTCACGAATAGCCCCACCGGGAGCGTCCACGTCGCGGAACTCACCGGGCTGCAACGGGTCATCATCATCCCTGATCCGTAGTCCGCGGGCCTTGAAACCCGCTGGGAGGTTGGACAACGTACCAGCATCAATCAACTGTCGCAGTGCCGAAGTGGCAGTTCGTGACAAACCGCCAATAGTGTGGATCAAACCTAAACCATAAAAGCCAAAGCCCGGTAAAAACTTGTAATGCGTAAAGTATTGTATCTTCTTTTTAAGCGTATCTTCCTCGTCCCAGTTCCGACGAACCGCCAAAACCTGACCATTATCCATAGAAAGCGTCACAATATAAGGGACCCGGATGCCCGTAGGCTCCCCATCATCGTCCACTTCCTCATAACCCTCAAGGTCTAAATCAACGTGACATTCCAAAATTGTGCAATCATAATCAATCGAACCCGGCTCAATACCATCAATTCGATCTATCTCGCCCTCAACACCCGTAACCTCGCGCTGAGATGGAATAACGTCCACGTCATCCAAATAAACGCCCGCAATCTGCCGTTTGCGCAAATCATTCAAAGACATGCGGACAACTTGCGTTATATTAGGACATGTTTCGAGGTCCGCAGTCTCATACGGAACAACCAAATTCTCCGCAGGAACAAACTTACTGACCGCACGGCCCATCGCTTCATCGTAATACGTCTTCTTAAACGTAGAACCCGCCAGCGGTAAATAAAACAACATCTGATCCATGTCCGGAGTGTAATCCTCCATGACATTCGTGATGTAATAATTCATAAATTGACGCACACGCTGCGATTGAGCCGCCTTGGCCCGCGTCTCTTGGCCCATAACAACAGTCCGAACCGGACCACTAGAGGGCAAAAGCTCATTAAAAGCCTGCGCCTGAAATTGTGTCGCCGCCTCTGCAAGCAAAGGATGTGTCACGCCAGAGGACCCGCGGAAAGGTTGTGTCCGCTCCTCGTAATTAAAGCCCAAAAGCTCCAAACCGCTTGAATACGCGTCTTCCCAATCCTGACGACTGGCCTTGTTCGCGTCGTACTCGCTCAACAACTCGCTCGCTACGCGCTGTAGCTCACGGTCCGGCATCTCTTCCGCCAAATTGGCGTAAAAATTATCGTCAACGCCACGCTGGTCCTGCGGGTCAAAGTCAATCTCAACCCCACCATCGTCCGTCTCATTAATCTCAATCTCTCCGACGTTCTCGGCCTCAACCATCGCCATAACATTGTTCTGGGAGTCCGGTAGCTCTATCTCAAGCTCCGCCTTTAAATCTTCCTCGTCAAGCTGGGACGGAACATTCCGG